GTAGTTGTTAATGTATCCTCGTGTCTAACAGATATTATATCTTTAGCCGTTCCGGCAGTTTCTGAGTCGGTTGTATCAGTTTCATCAAATGCACTTGACAAACTAAAATCCGTTATTGGTCTAGCTGTTTGGTCATCTTGCCAGCTTGATGCATAAGTATCATAACGACCTGGATCTTTTAACCAAGCTCCATCACCAGATGCCGGTGTCGATATTCCATCTCTTGCGGTTTCATCCGCAACTAAAGATAATGTATTAGCACTATCTAACCATATAAACCTGTCATTTTTGAATGTTGAACAAGCCATAATTTTATCCTATTTTTAAGTTCCTTGAAATTCTAATAAATAATCTATTTGGTATCTCTTTATATTCTCTTCTATTGGAACCATATTATTCGATTCCCTATCTATCCTAATTAATGTATAATTTGATACTGTCCATCCGCCCTCTGAATTATCGAATTGAGCCATACATTTATCGGCTATTGCTTCGATTGCTTCAGGACTTGATCCATCGGGATTTTGGAATATTTGTATTTGTAATCTTACATTTTCAAATAATGTTTCTGAGTCTCTGCCTTGCGGGTTATAAAATAAAAACGCAACCGCATAAGGGAATGTAGGGCTTTGTGGGGCTTCGTGGAAATAAAATCTTGACCCGATAGATGTTCTAAAATCGTTTGCAGCCCCTACAGCCCTTGTATATATCCCAACTTCTATATTAGTTTGTACACTCATACGCTATTAATCGCCTTTTGTATAATTCTTTTAACTTCATTTGTATTCCTATCCAAGACTAATGTCAATATTGGTCTGGGTTGTGTTTTGCCGGGCTTACCCTCAGACGTTCCATAATGGACATAAATATAATAATCTGTTATATTCCCAACATATCCCTTTAGTCCTTCTAGTTCGGTTTTGAAACTATCTTTTAATTGTCCACTTTTCCTAGCTTTTAATGCTTCGCCTCTCTCACCTATAGCCGTTCTTAGTGATTCACTACTTAAATGGGCTATAGCAACTCTTAACCCATCTTGGACGGCTTGTTCGTATTTATTTATAGCTCCTTTAATATCCCAATTGGATTTAGCCATTAGACTTGATCCTTAACAGTACCAGTGTAAACTTGTATAAATTCATCTAACTCGTGAGGGTTGTAAACCCTACCAATATAATAATATTGGCTATTATAAACTATCCTGTCACCCTCGACTATATCCGGTGCTGAATTGAAATACCATACATCTTCAGCAGTGAAACCAACTCTTGAATTAGTTCTTATTTCGTCACCATTTAACTGTCGTTTTCTAGTTGATTGGCTTGTTAAATTATTAGCCCAGGATTTAGAAATACGACCATTAGAAACGCTTTCAGTAAGTCTTTGAGTCGTTACACTTAAATTCAAATCACAGCATATCATCTACGCATCCATTTGATAGTTCTATATAATTGTAATTGGCTTAACGCTTCGGTACTAAATGAACCTTGATTAATCCCACTTGAATAAGTGACTGAACAATCAGCAAGTGATTTAGATTTAACACCGGATATTTTTGAGGATTGTAACAACTCACCTAAACACATAGCAACCGCATTTTTAAGCCCGTCTTTCCATCTTATACGAGTAATAGTAATAGAATTACCTAAAGCCTCTTCAATTAAACTCCATCCAGTATCAAGAGTTAAAGTACCAGCAGCAGCCGTACTAAGTGAGAATATCCGATTGTTATCGTCTGACCCTTCAACTAATATATCAGTATTAGCCGTAAAACTGCCAAAACCCGATGCCGTATCCGTGATAGTTCCAACTGATTCATTAAATGCTATTGTATTAGCTGAATAATCTATCGATGTTTCATCATAAGGATAACCACAATACTCCAAAACCCATTGATTCAATTGAGGTAAAATCACAGCGATATTAGTATCCTGACCGGAGCCAGATATTTGAAGTATTAATTTAGCATCTGTTGAATTTAATATCATTCCCCCTCCGTGAACTGCCCCATTAATGGTATCCTAAATCTTACTAAATCAGATAAATCATCTCTTACTCTTGCTTTGAATATTGTTGAATCAGTTGGATCTATTCTAAAAACTATTCCATAAACTTCTTTTATATTAAACTCTGCACCCGTTGAATGATTCCCACCACCTGCCTTATCTGCATATGTGACAGTAGACCCAAAGTCTCTAAAATCTTGGTTGATTCTATAATTACCTAAATTAGCGGTTGTACCGTCCTCTATCCTAAAATAAACACCATTAGTTAAGACAGTTAAATCACCAAACTTTGAATCATCGCCAGCGGTTGTATGTTGTAAGGAAACGTGTATGTGTTGTATATCAACCGGTATAGTCCCATTTCTGAAATTGAAAACAAACTCTTGTGATGTTGTGTCCGCATCTACATTCATATCCACAGATCCTCTTATCACAGTTGATGCTGTTGAAAAAGCATAAGCAAAAGGACTCGCAATAGTAATTGTATCATCACTAACCGCCATTACTTCAACTTGGGTGTATCTTTCATTATCGAATATAGAAACAAACTCTCCCCCAGCTGTGAACCCGTGGCTAGCACTTGCTATAAATGTATCTTCGCCAATCGTTACCGTACTGACTAAAGTTATATCAGTTTTATCTTCTCTCATTAAATAATAATGGAATGGTGCTGTTATTTGATCTTGTGGGTGATTATCTACGACTAATCTATCAGATGAATTTTGGAAACTTCTATATAGATAATAACCGGCTGACTTTTGGTTGTCATCCAAATCTGTGTTTTGAGCAAAAACAGATGATATAATAAACAATATAAATATTATTTTTTTCATTTAATTACTCGGTGTATGTTCATACCAACTTGCATTATAATCAACAATGTTATTATTAGCACCTGATATAAATAAAAATGTATAAGTAGTATTATTTTTTAATATAATTTCTCTGTTCCTTTCACCAAATCCAGTCCTTGCTGATGCTGGATTCGTACCAGAGCCAAACGATTGTTTTTCTAACAAAGTACCATAAGCTGAAACAGTACCGCCCGTTGTAATAGTTAACACGCTTGTATTTGATGAATTTCTATCATTATTATAGGCAGTTGCAGTGTCCCCAGCAGTACAAGTACTGCCCTCATAAACATAAAATTGTGCTAATAATTGACTACTAAACTCAAATATCATATGTGCTCTTTTTGTAGTATCTGGTACTATAACACAAAACTCTAATGAATCACCACTTGCTAATGTATCAAAAGACTCTATAAAATAATGATCCCCTTCGTGTATTTCGTGATGTTCATAATCTATTGTATAAATAGCATTAGTTGTAGAGTCTATTTTTAAGAATGACGATGTGGTTAGGTTCATTCTTATGTTGTCTAAAGTAGTTTCAAAAGCATCATAAAGAGTAGCACTAGCACTCGGCTGATTAGTTGCTTTATCAGTATTTTGTGCAAATGTGATACCAATAAATAATAACATTAATAATAATCTTTTCATTAAATACTCCTAAAAAACTTTTGTGCTTTTTTGTTTTCTCTTTTTTTAATTCTATTAATTGGTTTTTCTAATTCTCTTTCATAGTCATCTAAACAATAATATTTATCTCCTAAATGTCTATCATTAGGGGAAGCCAACGGAGTGCCACAAACGCAGCACACCGTATCAACTTTTCTAAATACTTCATCTAACCTGGACATTAAGATGCAACCGAAACGCCAGTAGTACCGAATGTAGGAACAGCACCAGCAACATAAATACCAACAGCAGCTTGAGCCATTACAGTACAATCTACACTAGCACAATCTTTTAATATTACAGTCCCTTGAGTTTGTGCAGCACCAAATCCAACAGCGTGGGCAGGTGTACCAGCACCTAAAACATTATTCATAAAGATACAATCTTTCATATATAACATTCTTTCTACGTCTGTAGCATTAGTACCATAAACAAATACTTTATCGGTATCATCAGCTTTACCTAAAAAGATGCAATTTTCAAAATAAGTATCTCTACATTTTTTACCTGCTAAAGTAGCAGTTAATAAAACATTAGCTCTGATATTACCGGTTTGATTTGCAGAAGATCCAAAAGTACAATTATAAAATTGAGTTGAATCTCCATTATGTAAAAATTCAGATGCACCAGCATCGTCTAAATCAGTTGATTTATAAAATTCACAATTAGTATAAGTGGTATATTCACCACCTTCGGCAACTGTGTATAAACCTTCAGCAACCGTATTATTAGAAATAAACTTAATACCAATAAAGTTATTCCTAACACCTGTTACTTTTAATAATGCTATATCAGTAGCAGCAGTAGTGACACCAATAGAAGCCTTAGCACCTTGTCCATAATGACGTCCGCCATTAGTACCAATCACAGTAATTCTATTTTTAGCCCAAGTAATCATTTCGGTTTCGGCAACTGTTGAATCGCCATCGATTATAATTACATCGCCATTGTTTGAAGTACAAGCAGCATAAGCAGCACTTAAAGTTTTGAATGCTTTTTCAGGTGCTTTACCATCATTATTAGTATCATCACCATTTCTATAATCTACAAACCAAGTGTCACCGCTAAATGTTAAAGGTAATCCACCGTATACAGGGATACCGAAACTAGATATTCCATTTGGAAATTTTGTTAAAGGCATTTTTTGCTCCTTCTTTTAGGGACTCTCAAGCCTTGTGGGATTACACCACAACTTACCCGTTAATAAACCTTAATTTATGTTTTAATTTATTTTCTTCATCAATATAAATTGCAAATACCTCCCATCCACGCTGTTGCAAATCTTCGCTTTTATGTAAATAAACGTCTTGTATATCGTCATTAGAAACTTTACACTCTTTTATTGCTTTAATTAACTCAGCTTCGTTTTTCATATTAACGTCTTTTACACCTTCTCTCTTTGCGATTGTGCGTAGTTCGGTAATGTTTTTATATTCCATTTTAATACTCCTTTATAAAAAGGGGCGTTTAAGCCCCATTAATTAACTTGTTGGTGCGTTTGAAGCTACCCAATATCTAAAGTCATTAACTTCAGCGCCGAATCTTGCAATAGCTGTAGCTTTATAGCCTTTAGTAATTGGATCTTGCCAGAAATCAAATGTTAAAGGCATTCTTTCGTAAGCTTTAATACCTTTCCCTCTTTTACCAATAGCCCAGAATGTAGATGTATCTAAATATCTCCATTGAACTTGATCAAGTAAACCTAAAACAGTATTAATATTATTATTAGCACTATCAACTTGTTTCTGAGATTTTAATAATTCCATCGCAGCCCATCTTAATGATGGATGGATTAATAATGTATCTGCATCAATGCTTACTTTATCACCACGAGAATCAACAGCATTAGTAATGGTTAGCAAGTCGTATAATGTTTGAATATTAGCTTCAGACAAACCTAAAGCAGCTGCATTATAATGAGTTGCACTAGCACCTTTGTACAAAGGTCTTTTATTACCAGTTAAATTGAAAAATGGTTTACCATCATATACTAAATCGCCTGAATTATCAGTATATCCAGAACCAGAAGCATTAAAGATCGCATTACCTGAAGTATAACCACCAAAATTAAATATATCAGCGTAAAACTCTTCTTTAGTTTCAACATATTTTTGTGTCCAAGTACCAGCAAGATTAATGATAGTATCAGCCATTTTACGTGGATTCATATCCATTTGCTGTTCCATTGAAATTTCAAGACCACCACTAAATGTTTTCATTTTAGCGGCTACTGTGAAACCTTCAACTGTTGATTGGAAATCAACTGGCGTACCTTCTTCTTTTTCTGTTAATTTAGCCATACCAAGTGCATTAGTGTCTAATTCATAAGCACTATCAGATGTAGCTTTTTCAAATAGTATTTCGTGTACCGGAGTTTCTTTTGGATAATTTTCTAGTGAATAACCGTACATATCCTTTTTAACACCCTCGGTAAAATCAGTTCTTAATAGTTCAGCCATAATTTACCTCCTAGGTGTCAGCCTGTACTTTTGATGGATTAATAGCGACTAGAGCATCAGTGGCA